AGAGTTCCGACGCATCCCAAGCAGAAGAGCTTGAGGATGAGGTACCCGGAGTTAGTGACACTAACTCAAGGGATATCTACGAAGACCCATTCAGGGTCCTCGCAGGATATTGCTTCGCTTCACAGTACTGTGAAGAGAAGCCCGTTATAAACGTCTGGGCCGGTGGTTGCCACCGGCTCCAGGGAAAGATCAAACCCGACCTAGTCGGGTCTGATCGGAAGAATGTTACCTGGTTTACCCAGATTAACAACCATGACGAAAAGATGCATCTGCTCTTTCGCCATACACACTGGGGCCACAGGATCCAGTGTGCTCGCAACTCTGCGAAAGGTGAAGATCCTCTAAGGAACTTCGCTTCAACACTATTCAGGAGAATCTCATTCTTCCTGAGAGGACGTCATGATCCACTGTGGAATAATGACGAGATCGAAAAGTTCGCAGACTATAAAGTCTTGCGAAACAAAACCTACAGGGCACAAAGGCTCTTGGAGGTACTTAAGACCGTTGATGGAATGTTCCTGCAACGGTTTCTCTCATTCCCAGAAGAAGTCTGGGATTGGGAAAAGTTTGACCTATTTACCCTTCAGGGTATATCGGTCCTCCTCACCGACGAGTTTATCGACGGCGAGGTCACTGACTTCTCTTTGAAAGAGCAAGTCACTCACTACGAAGATCTCAAAAGATCTCGTAAGTTGTTCAAGCAGGTTATACACCTGGATGAACCGAGCAAGGGTCTCCTTGCTATGAACGACGCACCTAGATGGGTCAGTTCATTCCTCCGTCCAGCTTGGAGCTGGGCGGTGAGATTTGAGGGTTTCTCCAGGCTTTACCTGGCAGGAACCTTGTCTCAGACGAGAGGATCTGGGACTCCACCTCCACTTGTTGTGCTACGCAGCAAGAGGAAGTTTCTGTTGTCGGTATCCGAACCGCCACCAGAATTTACCGCAACGCAGTCTGCATTGGTATCAGCTGCGTTGGATGACGTGATCGGGGGCATCCCCGATCATGTCTTTACAGGACTGGACACGAAGGCACGTGTCACAGTCACAGGATCCGCCTGTTGGGAAGCCACCAGGAAGGAGGGCGGGACCGCCCAAGCCATACTAGATTTGATGTCTAAGTATGACGAGATGCCCATTCCCATAAGGGATATGGACACAGGTGAAATACTGGAATACCGTCATAAGGACGATTTCCAGAGCGTTGGCACAGCAATATTCTTTGCGTGTCTCGATGAGGTTCTCTGGACTGAACCAGAAGAACTCAGAAAGGTTATGCTCACGATCGTGCGCGAACCTAGCAAAGCACGCGTAGTCACTAAAGGACTGGCGGCGTTGAAGATTGTGTTAGACACGATCTCCAAGATATGCGCTTGGCCCCTAAAGAAGGGGTTCAAGAGCTCAGAGTCCGGGATGGGGAAGTCCCACCACGGATGGAATCTCTTCAAAGACTTTACGTCTGAGGAGATGTATGACCTCCTGTTCTCCGAAGACCGGAGCAGGAGGGAAGAAGACACTTTCAATGATCACATTGATAGAGTCATACGGTGGCAGAACCTTTGGTTCTGCAGCACCGATTATCAAGAGGCAACAGACCGCTTGATACACGCATTTGCTCGACTAGTGTCGCGTAAATGGATGAAGAAGTGTGGAATACCACAAATCCTTCAAGGTATCGTGATGGGAATATGTTTCCAACCGCGAACTGTTTTCTTCACGGCCACAGGGCCGTTGAAGGACATAGGTCACCCGTCGGAGGGTGACACGAGGAAAGTAACCCTGTACAGGGGCGTCCTCATGGGAGATCCACTAACAAAAGTGGTACTCCATTTCTCGAACATTATATCGAGATCACTCGGCGAGGGCCTAGCCACCGGCGAGATCTTTGCTCATTTCCAGAATGGATTTGAAGCAAATGAGGTATTCAATGCAGAGGCATTACATACCTAATTCTCCACACATCACTATGATGATATGTGGTTGTAAGTAAAGGCTCCTATTGGAGCGGCATTACG